AAGACGATCGCACTTTCCATTGAGTACGATATCTCCGATCCAGCACTCTGAGTCATCTTTGTCAGCCACAGTGATATTATTGACTGGATCAGCACCACGAGAGAGGATACTGTACCAGCGACCCTTGGCCTCAGCCACAGGAGGGAGCGTGATAGTGATAGGACCAGTGAACTGGTTCGCTATGGCACGAATCACGTAATCCCGAGTTGACATTTGATAGTCAGCATGAAGATCATGGTACTTATCTACAATGACCTTATCATGCTGTGCAAAGCGATCTTCCAACATTGCCAGTTACCTCCGTTTAGTTAGATTCCAAGAGCATCATCCATAGCATCCATCTGCTTATCGAGATCGGATAGCTCCTCAGAAGATGGTTGTCGTTTACCTTGCTTTTTCTTAGGAAGCTTAGGTGGCTTGTCATCGTCACCAGGCTTAGGTTTATCTCCACTTTTTAGATTAAGCCTTTTTCGAACCTCAGGCGCTACCTTCGGTAAAAGTTCTGTGTAGTGCTTACCAGGATTCTCCTCAATCAACTCATCCATGACAGTTCTTACAGCACTCTTCCACGGTACAAGATCAGGATTCTCCTCGTAGAACTTATCCCTGGTCTCGATAAGTTCCTTCTGTAACGAGATAGTACTGTTGACTGCATCTGGGATAGATTGAGTAATTGACTCAACTTGTCTTCGTGCTTCAGTCCTAGCATCCTCACGAGCTTTCTTGTAGATCTTGTTTAGAAGCTTGTTGAACCCTTCAGGATCACGACTTAGGTCATCCAGGTCCTCACCAGCAAGAAAATCTTGATCTTCGATGGGAGCATCAGTTGTAGGAGCCTTAGTTGACGGAGCCTTAGTTGACGGAGGCTCTGTCTTTGGTCCTTTAAGCTTTTCAACTTCACCACGAAGCTTGCGAATCTCCTCATCACGAGGATCTACTGGTGCATCAGTAGTTGGAGCCTCAGTCTCTGGTGCATCAGTTGATGGGGCCTTTGATGCAGGAGCTTCTGTAGATGGAGCCTCTGAATTAGGAGCTTCTGTTTGAGGAGCATCAGTACGTAGGTCATCATTGCCAGCCTCAGGCTCTTCCAAAGCCTTTTCCATAGCATCTAAATCTTCTTGTTTCATTATTCTTCCTCCTTCCTGGACTCGATAACGTCCAGGAATACATCTAAGATATTTTTAAAGTATCTGACAGCACTTTTTCTTCCATCTATTGAACCGAGAAGGGTAAGAGCTGCTGGTGTTGATAGGTTCTCCGATGCTATTCTGGCAACAATGGAATCGCCTTCTTTATCGAAACCTTCAGTCCAGAAGTCTAATTCACGACAGATGTCCTTCCAAATGGTAGAAGACTTTAGTTCCTTGATCTGTTCCTTTGTTGCATTGACTTTGATTGAGTAATCTTCGCTCATTTACATACTCCCAGTAGGAACAATGTTCCCAGCTTCTGCTTCTTTAACTACTTGTTCGTCGCCCATCTGCTGAGGCTGAATACGATTTACGTTGCGACGAAAGTCTTCAACATTCTTTGCTCCGAGTTGACTAGCTATAAACATGAAGATACGAGTTACATCAAATGATTGGTAAAGTTCTGGTTGTCCAACTATAGTTTGAAATAGTTGAATCCAAGCCTCAGAGAAGTTTCCACCAGGTATTGAGCCATCTCTGACAATCAAATCATAGTTAACAGCAAGGTCAATTGGAGAAACCCTAGCACGAGTAGCACTAGGACCAAATTGAGCTTGAAGTTGCTCTTCATAACGACCAGTTATTTTTACAAAGGTATCCTTAGTCATGTACTGCTGGGTATGAACAGCGAACATTTCGCCTATGTCCTGCATAAACTGCATCCCAATAATCATAGCTATACGTTGAAGTTGGGAAACTGCACTGGAGCGGGTACCTTGGAACTCACCTTTGGTGAGACGTTCTGGACCACTCTGACGAACAGTGCCAGACATAGATTGGTCTGTCTTTGAGATTCTATCCATCCACTGAGTGATGTAAGTTGAATCAGCTATATTGAGTCGAGTTATATCGTTGACAGCTAGTTGCTGAACTACGTCTTTTACTCCATGACCCCAAGCAGGTCGACGAAGGCGGATTAACTTACCAGGTTCAGGGTCTTTGAGGTCATTGATGTTTACTAAGTATGGATCAACTACAAACATGTCATTTAGAGATTTGCGAACATTTGCCATGTGTGAGTTGAACAGCCAATCAAGGACACCTTGAAGACCGTTCAAAATCTCCATACGAGAAATAGGTGTCATTGAATAGCCATCAAATTCGCTGGAAGCAACAGCCATTGGGTAGAGTCCATGATGATGATTAGCCTGCTCACAGCGAGTGATCACGTCATCTGCAGAAAGGCGAAAGAACCACTTTTCTGGATACTCACTATCACCAAGTCCCCATTCCTTTGGAATAAGATTGATGTACATACAGATGTTATCAACTGGATTGGTTGTTGAGACCATTCCTCCTCTGTTGGTTTTAGACGATCCACCAAATTTCTTCTCACGCATACTATTATCAGTTGCAAGTGAAGAACGTTTGTCAGTGCGAGCTTTTAGATATCTTACGTTGAAGATGCCCTTGTCATTGGATTCCTCAGAAAGCATGTTCATGTAGTTGTCACGCTCTATCCAACCACAGAATTCACCTTCTTGAAGACTATCACTTGAGACTGATGGGTCGGGGAGCCAGAGGTAAGGATCTATGTTGTTTAAAGAATTACCTTCAAAGGTCAGACCGTATATGTAGTTTATCATCTGCTGTGTAGATTCTTGATTAGATTCGTCAACTGATTTAGTATTAGACTTTATTGGAGTTTTACCATATCTAGTTGTCCATTCAGGAATACCAATACCTATGCCATAGGCAAAGTTGTCACGGAGGATTGTGTGAAGTTTGAGCAAAACTTTATTTTTGATGCAGTGAAGGCGGATAACAAGTTCCATCAACATAGCGCCGATGGTATCGTCTGCTTCTACACCTTCATATTGAAACATTGGATCTTGGCCAAAAGCTACAATCATGTAGGTTAAGAGTGATTCAAGATTGCTATAGGAATATGGAAATATGATGGAGATAGGTTTACGTGAATCTTTTTTCTTAACTTCCTTCTCAACAACAGATGCAGGAATGTAAGTTGTTAAAACCTTATCCACCTCATTCCATGAATCATAGCGTTTAGACATGACTTTGCGTGAGTCAATAGCACGTTGCCAGATCTTGGAACGAAGCTTCTCGTGAAATTCAGAGTTTGGATCGAGATCGAGACCATCTGGATATTCATAGTCGAATTTTAAATCTCGATACTGAGAAGTTCTGACGTCTGCTGAATCACCTTGGACAATGTATGGCATAGGCTAAATCCATTAGTTAATTAAATTTTTTAATTTACTTACGCATATCTCCAGTCATTTACAACTGGTTCGTAATCAAGTTGAGCAAACTCTGCCTCAGGATCATCTCTGTCTTCAGCAGGACTAAAGTATCTTTCACCTAGTTCAAGCATCTCAACTATGTATGCAAGAGCATCCATAATGTCCCAGAGTTTAGAACGAGGAAAGAGGCGAAGTTGTTGTTCAAGAGCTTTGATAGCTGGGCATGAAGCATTGTGGTATATGTAGCCCATTCTGTAGTATGGGACTAGTTCCTTGATTCTAAGAACTTTTCCTTTCTCATTATTCTGCCCACCACGAGCGGTTAGCCAAACGAGCTCAAAGAACTTACCACGACGAAACATTTCGTTCTTGATAGGCTGCTTAATGAATTCATTGAGCGAAGTTGTTTCAACTCCTATTACTTTTGCATCGAGAGAGATAGCCATTTTAAAGAGAGCATCGTAGATCTCATCAGGATACATCTTTTCAGATACAATATCTCGAACGAATAAGCGTGCGTTTCGTAAGTCGATTCCAACTCCAACAATTGCAGATTCGGCTGAGTGGATTTTGACAGTTTTCGCTGGATCGAGGATTACTACTGTCTCAATATTTTTATCTAGTTGAATTTCTGCATCTGTTCGTTTTAGGTCTATTTCCTGACGAAAAGTGCGTTCAAGTGGAAGGTTGTAGTATTTGTAGTAACTATCTTGAAATGAAGAATCCTTGGTTGAAATAGGAAGATTTCGAAGTTCACGAAAGAATACATCTGACTGTCCAGCGTCAACGTGAGCTTGCCATTCCTTTTCAATATCTTCCTTTGCCATAAAGTCAGGCGCAGTAGGATTGAAGTTATCATCACACGCTTCGAGTCTGACAGATTCCCATTCTGGAGAGTCAAGAATCATTTGAAGAACTGAGTCTTCATGTTTGAGTGTGTCGATGTATACTATTTTATAACTGTTGGCCATAGGACCTATACGTGGAACAGCTTTGATTACATCAGCATAAAGCCACTGTTTTAACCTTTCACGAATCTCTTTGTTTTCAATCTTTTCAGGATCTTCGAGATCATCTATTATAATTAGACCTGGTCGATCATTTTTGAATAAGACACCACGAACCTGCTGTCCAGCACCACGTGGCCAGACTAGAGTATTAAAAGCGACCCAGGACTTCTTTGAAAATACTTCATCAAACTCTTTGTTATCTACATCCCGCTGTTTGAAGTCACCAAAGAAATGTTTGATTGCTCGGTTAGTTACTAGTTCACGACGAAGGTTTTCGGTCTGAAGAGATGCAGCATCATGGCTTTTGTTGATGTAGCAGATGAAACCTGTGTAATTGAATAAGATCCACCGTGCCATGAGGGCAAGAGCTACGATTGAAGTCTTTCCCCATCCACGAGGGGCG